CCATCGAAAAACGGTTCTAATGACCCAGAACAAGACCACACGACGATCACGGAAGCGGAAACTCGGCGCGCTCGCGCTGGCGGATTCATACGCGCACGAAGCGATCGTGGGAACTCGATTCAATCGACGCATCAAAGCGCTCTCCCGCCAGTGGCTGGAATGGCGCGCGGCGCCCCCATCGGTCGGCTACGTTTGGGACGAGGAGCGGCTCGCCGAACTGGTCGCATATGCGCGCGACCGATTTGGTATCGAGCTCCTCCCGTGGCAGTATCTCGCGTTCGGACTGCTGGTCGCCTGGCGCGACTCGACCGATATGCCGATGGTCCGCGTCTTCGTCATCCAGGTCGCACGCGGCGCCGGGAAATCGGAGATGGTCGCGATCCTTTCCGCTTGGCTACTGGAACGAAATGCGCGACTAGGACAGAAGCCGATCGAGGTGGTGGTACTGGCGACGCAGATGGACCGCGCGAAAGACGTTTGGAGCAGACAAGAAAAATGCCTTGGCACCGACCCGTCTTGGAAGTTCGTAGGCGGTCTGTCGTCGGTGTCGGTCGCGGTCGCGTCGCACGCTGGCGGTATCTGTCGCTGCAAACCATCGACCCCCAAGAATGCCGACGGCATCCTGCCGACGCTGATCGTGTTGGATGAAGCGGCCCGCATCGAGGACGCGACATACGACCGCGCGCTCAGTGCATTGTCGAAGGTGCCAGGGTCGCAGGCGCTGATCGTTACGACCCCAGACAAGGACCAGCGACGCCGCTCCTATGGCACTACTGTCGGCATCCTTGAACGCGCCTATGACGACGGCGAAGCGGCGCCCGCGGGGATCGTTGGGATGATCTTCGGCATCGACTCGACCGACGACGCCGAGGATGAGGAGTGCTGGTACAAGGCGCAGCCGGGTCTGGGCATCACGAAATCAATCGCGGATTACCGCTTCCAGAAGACCATGCTCCTGGACCCAGGCACGCCGAACGGGCGCGACGAGTTCTGGACCCAGCAGCTGGCGACCTTTACCGATGACCTGGCGGGAGCCTTGCCGCTATCGCTTTACGACGCATGCGTGGAGGACTGGAATCTGGAGGACTACCGCGGACTGCCGGCCGTCATCGGGGTCGACTTCAGCCAGGGAGGATGGTCGGAACACCAGACCGACCTCACCTCGATATGCGTCCTGGTGTGGGACGGGCTGATGATCCGATCGCGTTCGTATCACTACTGGGCAGGTGTGAACATCGCCGCGGAGGAGAAGAAATGTAAGCAGCCCCTACGCTCCTGGCGCGACGATGGACTGCTAGAAGTCTGCGGCGATACCATCGACTACTCACTTTTGGAAGCGCGCGTGATGGCGATCGCCTCGATCGTGGACCTCCGGCACTGGGTCGCGGACCCATGCGGCAAGGCTCCCGCCTGGTGTGACGCGATGGAAAAGCGGCACGGCTGGCGGTGGAGCAGGGCATCTCAGAACCACATCTACATGGGCTCAGCGTGGGCAGTCTGGGCGGACGCAGTCAGAGGGCGCCGGATCCGTTTCAATACCGACCCAGTCCTGCGTATGTCGATCGGTCACACGATCGCAAAGGTCACCGACCGCGGCCTGGCGGTGCCATCAAAGGGCGCCAGCCGCAGCAACATCGACCCCGTCACAGCGTGCTGCATGGCGATCAAAGTCATGAACGACCACGAGCTGATGCGGGAAAGTCTGTACGGCGACCCTAGTCGTATTGCGTTCTAGGAATCTCCGACGCACTGCAACGGGAACCCATTGACAGTGTTGCCGCGATTGTTGTTACTACCCGCATGAACATTCTGCGTCTCTTCGGCTTCAAGTCTGCACCGATGAATATCGGGTGGGACTCACCGTCGAACTACGTCCGCGCAGACGTCACCGCACTGCCAGCCGTGCAGCGATGCGTGACACTTATCGCAAACGATGTCGCGCGCTGTCCGCTCGTCGTGCGCGATGCCGACTTTATGGTGGTCGAAGACTCGACGATCTCAGCGCTATTCACGACAGCGGCGCAGGCCGAGCTCAGCGGAACAGACTTCCGCCGATGGATGGCTACCGAGGCGCTTCTCTCTGGCAATGCGTTCGCGCAGATCGTGACCGACTCGATGGGCCAGCCCGTCGCACTGCGTCCGCTGGCGACGTCTGCCGTGAGCCTGAACGAAGACACCAACGGCGTCCTCCACTGGACGTATTCCGGACGGGAGATTGACTACGCCTCGATGCTGCACTTCAAGGGCGCGCCGAGTCCAGGTAATCCGTACTGGGGTACAAGTGTGTTGAGCGCGTCGGCGACAAGCCTGGACGCAGTAGCTCAAACCGAAGCAGCCTGGAACGCATACACGCGCAGCGGCGGCTATGGCAAACTCGTCTTCAGTCATCCCGGCGCTCTCCAGCCTGCGACCCGCGACGCCATGCGGACCGCCTTCATGTCGGGACACATGACCGCCGCCGCAGCCGGCACACCGATCTTCGTCGGCGAAGGGATGACCGTGACCTCGCTCTCGCCGTCCTGGGGCAAGGACATGATCGAACTCCGCGCCGCGGGCGCGCGCGTGGTCGCGAACATGTTCGGCGTACCAGCCGCGTACCTCGACATGAGCGAGGCGCGCACACAGCCAGAGATCGCACAGTCGTACGTCTCTTCGTGCTTGGAAATCTGGGCTTCCACCTGGGAAGCCGAGATCAGTAACAAGCTTTTGCCGCCTGGTCTCCGCGTTCGTTGGGACTGGTCGCCAGTGACCGAAGGAGACTTCAAGACCGCTGGCCGTTCCTACGGCAAGTTGGTCGAGGTCGGCGTGCTCAGCCAGAACGATGTCCGGGTTCGCCTGGGCTTTGAGCCACTGCCTGGTCTCTGGGATCCCAAGCCTGTCATGAGTGGCGTGACCACCATCGAAACGGACTCAGCGCAATGAGAGAAATCCGCGCACAACTTGCACCGACTACGGACGGCATGGTCCGCGGATACGCGGCGCTGTTCGACTCCTGGTCGTTACCGATCACGGAGCGCGGTCGCACATTCCGCGAACGCATCAAGCCAGGCGCCCTACAGCCAGACGGGAACGTCTCCCTGTGGTGGATGCACGACCACACCGACCCGCTCGCGAACACGCGTAGCGGATCGCTCACGATTACAGAGGACGCGAAGGGGATCGCATTCGTAGCCGACTTGGGTACGAGCGCGCGCGCGGACGAGATCCGCGACCTCATTCGCCGCGGGGTGGTCGACCAGATGTCGATCGGCTTCGTGTCACTCGCTGATTTTTGGGACGGCAACACGTCCCGCACGATTACTAAGGCCACGCTCCACGAAGTGAGTTTGGTCGAAAGCGCTGCGTACCCAGGTACGTCAGCAACCGTCCGCAACCACCAAAGGAAACCCGCTATGTCCGTCAAAGAAGATCGTGCTCGCATTGCCGAGCTCAACGCTGAATACAACACCGCTAACGATGAGCGTCAGTTCGCCATCATGGACGAAGTCGCTGAGTGTGAGGAGCGCATCGCTGGCGCTCAAGCTGCATTCACCAACCGCGCCGCTACCCCGTTGGCAGTCGCACCGTCGGCACCGCTTGCCGTGGTTCGTCGTATCAATCCTGCCGTCCGTGACGAGCAGCGCGAGTGGTTCCGCACTGGCTTCCGTCAGAACCGATCCATCGGTCTGAGCGTGACTGGTGGCAACGCTACTGCCGGGCAGACGATGCCGAGCCTAAGCGGTGAGTTCATCAAGGCGCTCGACCAAGAGTCCGTGATGCGTAGCCTCGCAACCGTCGAGACCCGTGGACTAGATACCGATATCCAAGTGATCGGCACGCGCCAGACCGCTGTTCTGCTGGCAGAAAAGGCGGCGTACACATCGACCGACTTTACCGCGACCAAGCTCTCATTCAAGAGTTACAAGTCCGGCGCGCTGACCGACGTCACGGAAGAAGCATTGCAGGACACCGTGTGGGATGTTGCGAGTCAGGTAGTCAGCGAACACGGTCGCGCTCACTCGCGACTCTGGGAGAACTACTACGTTAACGGCACCGGCACTGCCCAGCCGCAAGGCGCCTTCGCTGCGACCTGGACAACGACCCACACCACGGCGGCTACTGGCTTGCCAACGGTGGCGGACTTGGTCACGGCTGCGTACAAGTTGCCAACCCCATACCAGGCGAACGCATCATGGCTGATGCACTCGACCGTCTGGGCTTCGGTCGTCGGCAGTGCGGCCAGCGGCAAGTACCTCCTGAACGGCGAGAACGGGAATATCCTCAAGGACGGCGCCGTCGCTCTGTTCCTCGGCAAGCCTGTCTACCTCACCGAGTGGGCGCCAACCGCAGCAACCGCTGCAACGGTGTCATGCTTGTACGGTGACTTCAAGGCTGGCTACCGAATCATCGACCGCTCAATGCTGAGCTTCACCGTCGATGATGTGTCCCAGATGTCCAACGGACTCATCCGCTACACCAGTCGTATGCGCTCCGACGCCAAGGCCGTCGACGCGACCGCGATTGTCCCGGTCATCATCAAGACCTGATTACTTGCCATCCTCGCAGCCGGGGCGGTCTTCGGACCGTCCCGGCAGCGCAAGGGAAATTATGCCAGTACCAACCGTAGCAGAGTGCAAGGCCTGGCTGAACATCGCACACGCGACGGATGATGCTGTTCTACAGGCACAGATCGACGCCGCGATGAGCGAGCACACGGAAGCCACTGGCCGGATCTCGGCAAACATCACGCAAGTCGAGAAGATCGCGCTGATGGAGAAGGTCGGTCAGCTCTATGGGTTCCGCGGTGACGACGTTGTGTCGCCGTCCACCTGGTTCACCGACGGCATTAGACGGATGTTCAACCCCAACAGCATCGGATGAATCATGGCTGGCGCTGGATACCGACGCGAACGCATGATCTACCAGACGCCGACCCGCAGCACTGATGTCGCAGGCCAGCAGACGGTGACGTGGTCGGACGTCGTCACTCTGGCTTGCGCCATCACACCGTCACAGCGCGAGGTCCTCGACGATCTCGGCGTGTCAGTTCGCACGGACATCTCGGTGGAGTCTTCGTATCACGACAGCGTCGCAGCGAAGGGTCGCCTGAAACACACGGTCAGCCAAAGCATTTACAACATCATGAGCGTGACCGATCCCGACGCGGGTCGGAAGCGGCGACTCCGGATCCTTGCTGCGGAGATCGTCCCATGATTACTGCTAAGGTCGACCTGAAGGTATTCAACGGATACATCGAACGGCTCACCCTGGCGGGTCGCGCCAAGGTCTACGCGCAAGCCGCGCGCGATGCAGCGAACCCAGTACGAAACGAACTGCGGCGCGCCTGGCGCAAGGCAAAGCAACGCAACGGCAAGGTGACCAAGAAGATCGCCGCAGCTCAGGAGATCCGCGTATTCGTGGGTCAGCGCGGCGGGCGCAAGGGCGTCGCGACGGTCAGCGTCGGAACGAACTACAAGCGCGGCGGGGCGGTCAAGTTGTGGCACATCCTAGAACGCGGCTTCCAGCACTACGGCGGCGGCTCCAACTCGGTCTACACCCCACGCGACGCGCGCGCGCGCGACACCGAGAAGCGCGAGGACGAATACGCCCGCGTCGCTGGTGAAGGTCAGATAGCCAAAGAAGTCGAGATGGGTACCGAGGGAACGAAGTACGCCCGGCACCGGGTCGCATCGGTACGCAGCCAGGCGCGCTATCAGTTTCGCGCCCGCAACCAGGCAGACACCGCACACCGCCAAGCAGCCTGGGTAACGAAACAGAAAGCGCTCAAGTCTGCCCGCGGTGGCGTCATTGCCAAGCGGAACAGAATCCTGGGTCGGCACATCTCTGAGCCTATCGCCCGGCTCGCGAAGGAACGACTGCCAGCGCTTGCAGCGCAACACGCGCAGCGCCTCGCCTGGTACCAGATTGACGGTCGCAAGGGCGGGGCGGCTAAACCTAAGTTCACCCTCGATTCGGGGTTATCGCAATGAGCGTCGCCGGAGCAGAGTTCTATCAAGCGCTTTACACGCGAGCTACGACAGTGGCTGGGCTGGTACTTAGCCCGGACCTCCGGCGCGAGGGTTCACCCACGCCAGCGATGTCGTACGAAATCACCAGCGCATCGTTCAGCGTCGAGACCGACGGCAGAATCAACGAGGTCACCGCTATCGACGTCCGCTGGGAAGCGGTCGCTGATTCACTCATCACCGCGTGGGATCTCGCGTGGAGTGTTCGCGGCGCCATCGACGGTAAGTGGGGGGTCGGCAGTCTCGACTTCGTCCTGACGTCGGCGGCGATGTCCTCCGGTATGGCAACGCCCGACGACGGGCAAGGGGACGCTGAGCGCGTCGTAACTCTCACTACATCATTCCTCGTCATGGAGACAAACTAATGGCAACGCGCGCAATGGCTGGCTACGGCGGCACACTCACATTCAAGATCGGGACCGGTACCGCGAACGGCATCCCAGTCCGGAATATCACCATGTCTCGCCAGGCGGCAGAGTTCGATATGACGTCGATCTCGGACACCAAGATCTACAGCGGTCCCGGTCGCGTGAAGCGCAGCGGCTCCTGTGATGCGTACTTCGGAACGCTGTCTGCAAACTTCACGACCTCGATCGAAGCCATCGACCTGGCAGCGCCCGCCGAACTCGTCATCACGGACGCGGCTGGCGGGACCACGACCATGAAGGTCATCATCACTGCCGCGGACTTGAAGTACGACGGCAGCGATGCGGTCATCTACTCGATCAGCTTTTCCGAAACGATCAGCATCACCGTATGACCTACCGACCAGTCATCCTCGAATACTCGTCGCTCACCCTTGAGGTCCGGAGACCAACCCTCCGCGACACCGTGGAGGCAGACACATCGGACAAGCTTTGGTGGGTTCGCTGCGTTCGCCATGTCGGCGGCGCAGACCTCACCAGGGACGAGGCGCTCGACCTCGATGCCGCGGACGGTAACACGCTCGCGCAGGAGGTGCTTCGCCCACACCCTACACCGCCGCTGAAAAGCGGCTCTGGAGACTGATGCCACACCTTGACGCCGACGCAGCACTCGCAAGCGAGCACACCACGCTGGAGCGGATCGAGTACCTACTCGCCACGCTTGCTTGCGCGATGACCAACCAGGCGCCACAGCAGTTGCTGCCGTGGCGTCGGCGTGGCATCGAAGACTTCATGGGGCGCATCAATGGCCAATGAGTTTAAGTCAGTCCTCACTCTGACCGCGGATAGTTCCGGCGTCACCGCCGGAGTTAACCAGGCGATGCAGTCCCTCAACAAGTTGCAAGGCGGGATGTCCGCGCTGACATCGCTCGCGGGCGTCGGCTTTGCCATCGGCATTGGCAAACAACTCTTTGGCGCAGCTACCGACGAGATGGCACGGATCAAGGACCTCGCACACTCCTTCAGTCCGGAAGGGATGCGCGGCGCCAACGCCATGAATATGGCGACCCAGCAGGCGGACATGGCTATCGGCAAGGCGTTCGGTCCGATTGTGGAAGCGATTGACCAGGCGTCGGTCGCAGCGATCAAGGAGCTGACCACGTTCATCATCGAGCACAAGGACGAGATCGGGACTGCGATGATCTATCTGGCCGAGGTCACGCACGTCGCAGCGCAGGCGATGGCGGAGTTCTTGGTTGGAATCGGCAAGACCGTCGAGTGGCTGCATAACTTTATGGACAATCCACTGCAAGCGACCGCCCAACTTGCTGGCGATGTTGCGATGCAGGCCAGCGGCGCCAACCTCGTCATCGGGATCTATGACCTCCTCAAACAGAAATTGGGTGGCACATGACCGCGAAGCTCATCGAGATCCCATCAAGCGATACCGTCGAGATGGCGATGCCTGGCGAGGAGATGAGCTGGACGCAGCACTTCCGCTACGTCGCAGACACTCTCAAGCTCACCGCGTGGGATGTGCTCGGCGACACCGCCGCGGGCGTACCGCAGCAGGGGTCAAGATACCCAGCGACGCCGTCGAGTAACTGGAAGTGCAACTTCGTCGCGCGCAGTGTGACAGCGACACCCGTACCACAAGCGGCTGCGGGGTGCGCCTATGACATCCGAGTGAAGTGGACTGGACGCGCGGCGCAGGATCCGACGCGTCCGTACTTCAAGATCACGCGCTCGACCTCGACGCGCAGTCATGGCTTCTACCGCACGGGCGACATGTTCACCATCACGCAGGCGAACGGCAGCGAGCCCTTCCCGCCAGTCCAGGACATGGGCGGGTCGAAGAGTGACACGAATGGTCAGCCGATTGTGATGCCGATCTACCAGCAACAGATCCAGGTCGACATGCTCTGGGACCGAAGCCGCGACAACGCCAGCT